GCATTGATATAAGTTGAAAATGTAGATAAATAATAAATAGTTTGTGTCTCATTTAATGGTAATCAAATCAAATAAGTCCCTTGTTTCAATTGTAAGGATTTGTTTGATTTTAAGACGAAATAAGTTTTATTATTTTTCTGCCGGAAAAGAAAATAATAAAAATAGCAGAAATGAGGCAAGGATACAAGAGAGGAGAGAATATCATGGCAGTACTTCAGTCATTCAGGGCGTTACGCCCTGTGCAGGAAAAGGCAGCAGATGTAGCTGCGCTTCCGTATGATGTAGTAAACAGAGAAGAAGCAAAGGCAATCGGAGATAAGAACCCATTATCTTTTCTTCATGTAGACAGACCGGAAATGGATCTGAAACCGGAGATTGACCTATATGATGAACGGGTTTATGAGAAAGCAAGAGAAAATCTTATTGACATGGAAAAAGCAGGAATTTTTCTCCAGGATGAAAAGCCTTGCTACTACATATATGAACTTGTAAGAAAGGGCAGGACGCAGACTGGCATTGTAGGATGCAGCTCTATTGATGATTATATGAATGGTGTAGTCAAGAAACATGAGCTGACCAGGGAAGATAAGGAACAGGACAGAATTCACCACGTGGATTCCTGCAATGCTAACACAGGCCCTATTTTTCTTGCATGCAGATATCCGGAATCGCTTCTTAAGCTAATGAATGACTGGAAAGAAAATCATGAAGCAGCATATGATTTTACGGAGGATGATCAGATTACACATAGAGTGTGGATGATTGATAATCAGGAGATTATTGGTGAAATACGTGAAGAATTTGAAGGAATTGATTCTCTTTATATCGCTGATGGGCATCATCGTGCGGCTTCTGCGGTAAAAGTAGGTTTAAAGAGAAGAGAACAGAATCCAGATTACACAGGTGAAGAAGAATTCAATTATTTCTTATCCGTTGTATTTCCGTATGATCAGCTTTGTATTCTTCCATATAACAGGGTTGTCAGAGACTTGAATGGTCTGACTGTAAAAGCGTTTCTGGGGGCGCTGAAATTTAATTTTGAACTGATGCTGATGCCTGGATTTCCATGTAAACCTGTAGAAAAGCATTGTATGGGAATGTATGTAGATGGACAGTGGTATCATCTGAAGGCATGGCCGGATGTTTATGAGAAAAAAGATGTGGTAGGACAGCTTGATGTATCTATCCTTCAGGAAAAAGTTCTCAGTCCGATTCTCGGAATCGAAGACCCACGTACAGACCAGAGGATTTCTTTTGTAGGGGGAAATCATAAGGCAGCAGAACTTGCCCGGCTGGCAGACAAAACCGGTGGCGTGGCCTTTGTTATGTATCCGACTTCCATGGAAGATCTGATGAAGATTGCTGATGAGAGCAAATTAATGCCGCCAAAATCCACATGGTTCGAACCGAAGCTCCGGAGTGGATTGTTTATACATAAACTGTAGAAATATATTTTATAAAAAATCTTAATAATTTCGACATGGACTTTTATTCCTTTCGATGGTACAATGAATTCATACAAAAGAGAACGAAATGTACTGAATTATGAAAGGAGGGAGAGTAAATGGAAGATACAGAATTGAGAAGTATTCTTTTTTCTATTCAGGGAAGCATTATTGGTTTGCAAAGTGATATGTCTGATATGAAGAATGATATGGCAGGTATGAAAACCGATATTGCGAATATGAAAACCGATATCACGAATATGAAAACCGATATCGCGAATATGAAAACCGATATCGCGAATATGAAAACTGATATCACGAATATGAAAGCTGATATCATAAATGTGAAGTCAGATATTAAAGAATTGCAGGGAAGTGTGAAAAAGATCGAACTTAAACTGGAAAATGAAATTGACAGAAAGATATCTGCCCTCTTTGATGCACATATTGATGAACTTCGCTATAGGAAAGAGAATAAAGAAACCAGGGAGAAAGTTGCCAGTTTGGAAATGCGCGTAGATAATCTTGAAAAAGTGGTTATGACAGCGTAGAGGAACTTAGAATACATATGATAAACCAGGAAGAAGCCTTATATTACAGAGAAGATATATAAAATTTCTTTCTGGTTAATTTTAGGTGATTTTACAGAAAATAGTTGAAATCAGAGGATGGATTTGTTATACTTATATTTGTTGCGGGGTATGGCGTAGCTTGGTAGCGCGCACGGCTGGGGGCCGTGAGGTCGCAGGTTCAAATCCTGTTGCCCCGATTTAAAAAGCCTTGATTTTCAAGGCTTTTTGTTTTTCGTGTTGCATTTCGTGTTGCATAAATCATTGAAGTGATTGTTAGCAATGTCGGAATACTCTTTTGCTTTATCTGAAAGGGCATGTCTGTATACAGCCTTTAAAACCCCGTCATTACTCCAGCCACCGCGTTGCATAATATAAGCGTCAGGAACACCAAGGGCGTGTTGGATAGAAGCGGAGTAGTGCCGCAGATCATGAAAGCGGAAGTGCGGCAAACCTGCACCTTTCAGGCAATGTTCAAACCGTTTGGTTATAACATCTGGATTAAGGCCCACGATTCTGCCATGAATTCCCTGCCATTTTTTAGCAACGAAATCAGGAAAGTCAATAAATCTATCACCGGCATAGGATTTGGGAGTTTTAATGATCCATTCCAGATCCTGGTTTAGAACCATGTTCTTGCTTACATGAACGATACTTCCAGAGATATCATCCGATTCCAATGCACAGATCTCTCCACGACGCATGGGACCGAATGCAGCGAGAAGGATAGGGAGCTCCATCTCAGTTCCTTTAACAAAGTCAAGGAGCTGCTTTATTTCATTATCAGTAGGAATATATAGATCAACCCGCTTCTTCTTCGGAAGGGCTGTATTTAGTGCAAATTCTGGACGGTATGCTTTGAAAGTTGCCGATATAAGCCCATGAATATTCCTCACTGTCTTCGGCGAATGGGTAAGAGATTCATAATTTATTACCTTCTGCACATCATCCTGCGTGATCAGGTCTATTTTCTTCTCCATTAAATCTTTACAATATCTTTTACGCATTTTTCTGTATTCAGATATGGTCCTTGGCGACAATACATTTTCTCTGGAATTAATATAGTTGTCCATTGCATCTCCGAAGTCTATTGATTGTATACCCGAAAACTGTTCCTTATCCGCCGCCCATGCAGCGGCTTCTGCCTCGCACTTTCGTTTCCCTCTTGTGGAAGGATCATCACAAGTGAAGGACTTATAGATCCGTTTCTTTTTCACGGTTCCGTCAGGCTGGATCTGTTCCTCAAAATGAGAGAACACCTGACATCTCCATGACCCGGATGGAAGTTTTTTTGCAGTTGCCATAGTATCTCCTCCTTAAAAATGGGTATAAAAATAACAGCCACACAAACGTTTGGCTTGCGCAACCGCTCCGAAGATGATACAATATCTTTGCTAAAGAGGTATCTCTTCGGAGATTCTATTCGCCGTCTCAGTACGCCAATACTGGGGCGGCTTTTATTTTAAAATTCATTATTGTCGAGTAATTTAGGATTAGAGGCATTAAGCGGAGAAATAACACTTTTTCCTAATTTGTTTTCCAGTTCTTTTCTGGCATTTCCAGCAATTGCACCACGTAAGGTACCTGCTATATTAGCTGCATTTATACGCCGTTTTTTGCCATCTTGAGCAATCATTTGAATTGGGGTACAAATTGTACCCCAGTTGGAATTTAACTCTGAATCTCTGGAACGCATTTTTTTAATATATTGTTTAGGGTCTGTACTATCAGTTAAAACAGAAATAATATCTACATAGATAAGTACCATTCCTCTTGTTGTTTATGCCATACCTTTCTTACCTTATCATTGAAGAAAAATTCAAGTTCCTTATTATATTCTAATTCTGCTTCTGCCGGAACTGTGGCATTGGCGTCTTCATCAAATATAAAGAAAAAGAAGACAATCACATCCTTTCTAGAGTTATAGTAAGTAAATTAATCCAACAACGATATTATTTTTATCACTGCAAATGGCTCAAAATAAATTATGTAATTATCCACAGATACACATAATCCATACTTTGATTTATAGCAATCAATAGCTTCTTTTAAATATTCCTCTGTAGCATCCAGATACTCAGCCATCTCATAAAAATTCCTACAACCGGACTCATAGGCTCCGATCAGACCGGTAAGCCCGATCTTAAGATTATAACCATATAATCGTGCCCGGTATTCCTGCTTACGGTTCATGATATTACTCTGATCCAAAATATCTCCAGTAGTAGTGTAATGATGCCCAAGCTCTTCTGCCAGTACGCAGGACTTTTCTACCTGAGTAGGAAGTGACCGATTAATGGCAATTCTGTTCTTGTATATCCGGCCGCCATAACCAGAAAGCTCCTTTTCTTTAACGATCAAGTTTTCCGAATCGGATAGAGTTAATAGTTCTTCGTAAGTCAATCGGATCACTCCTTTTATAAAAAGTAAAAAGCACCCATGCTTGGTAGCATGAGTGCTTTTCAACCGTAATCAATACGGTTATCTCTGTATCAGTATACTACCATAGTAAGAAAAATATTTCAAGTGAAATATAGAAATATTCTAAATTTTTATTTATCGAATTTGTTATAGTCAATGTCATCTTTGGGCATATCTCTAAGAATATAAAGGTCATTTAAATTTCGAATTCCCATTTTACTACGAACGTACTCAAAAGCATTTGGTTGGATATGCTGCTGAAGATCGGACAGCATATTATATAATTTCGAAATAAATATTTTATATTCTGCATTAGGCAGATAATATTTAAAATACACAATAAGATCAAATATTCTTTGACATGAATCTCTTGTATATGCTGGACGTAAATTACAAATATATTGCTCTTTGATACGTCCGGAATTTTTATGAAATTTATCTCGATCTCGGCATAAACAGTAAATACGCTCATTATGTGCGCAGGAATTCCTTACTTTTCTCATCCAGTGCAAACTACCAATTAATAGTTTTACATTTGGAAGGTTGTTTATATCTGACATACCATATAGCTGACAAATTGAATGCGTAACATCTGTTTTACTATATTGAAGAACAGAGATAAATGTTGAAAAATTTACAACTTTTAACATAATCCATGTTGGTATTTGTTTATGATTTTCCATGTAGAACTTGACATAATCAAGATGACTTTTACTTAGTTCACTGTAAGCCGATGAAATAGTATTCATTTTATTTTGCAGTGAATGTTTTGGATTATAGGCATTGGTATCGTACCAAGCTATTTTCCCATCATCATTACATTTGTCAAAACGGTATCCAGTGAGAGTACGAACCTCTTCTTCGACTTGAGTTATGTATCGAAGTAAGAAAGAACGCAGTTCATCATCGAATTGTTTCAAGTAATACATTTGATCAACAGATGTATTAGAAATATAAATATGATTTCCATTACTATCAGTGCCACAAACAAAAGGGTTTTTATATCCATTTATGATATTGAAATATCCAGCACGAATGAGAATTCGCTTATGGCTGGAACCGGAACAGACTATTTTCTTATCATTTCGTAACTTTCGCATTTGTTGATTATATGTTAGAAAATATTTATCATCAGCCATTCTCACAAATTCCTCCTATAACCATTCTTTATCATCTTTCATAACATCATCCGCATGTTTCTTTTGCTCCTCAGTTGGATTCATCTCATGTGCAGCGTTTGGCAGCAGATCATCCTCCATCTGCTGGGTGGAGAGGAGATTCTTGGAATAGGTAAGAACCTTTCTCTGGTTGTGAGCTGATAACTGTTCACATACCTCTATGATTTCTTTACATTGAGAAGAATAGGAAGGTCCCTGCTTGGATTCAGTCTTTCCAGAAACTCTTTCCATAGGAACATCAAAGCCCATGAGCCATGCCTCATTGACATTTAATGCTTTAGCAAGAGCATCTATATTATTCTGACGGGGTTTATATTTCCCTGATATATATGAGCTGAGCTGACCCTTATCAATATTGGCTTTAGTAGCCAATTGAGTTTGAGTGATTTCTCGGATTTTTAAACCTTGTTTTATCCTTTCTTTTATATCAACCTTATTCAAAGCAAGTCCTCCTTAAAGATTTCTTTAATAGGATTATAAATCAAAGTTGAGAAAATATCAATGATTATTTATGAAAATTGAGAAAAACTTAAAAATCTCATTGACATCTGCATAGAGCAGTGTTATTATACAGATAGTTGAGATAATCTCAACAAAGGAGGTGGAATAAAATGCCTTACGATTACAGAAAATTGCGTGGGCGTATAAGAGAAAAATTCGGCACACAGGCTGAATTTTCAAGAAATATTGGGCTTTCAGAGGTATCTGTTAGCAATAAATTGAATAATGTGGTGGATTGGGGACAGGACGAAATGGAAAGTGCAATAGTAGCACTTGACATTCCTTTTTCTGACATACACTCTTATTTTTTTACTCATAAAGTTGAGAAAAACTCAACTAAATAATTTAGATACCCAGAAAGAGGTGAAAAATGATAACAGTGGTTTTGATTGCATCAACAGCAATATGTGCCGTAGGGTGGCTGACTCGAAGCATTTCTTGCGCAGCACTTATCTATTATATCGAAAAATGCGGATACAAACTTCCGGATAATCAGGATTTGGAAGAATGTACCCGCTTCGTAGCAAAGAAGCTTTTTAAATTATAAGTTTAGCTTTTTTAAGACGAGGGATGTTCCGACATTAGTCAATGAAAATACTCAGAAAGAGAGGTAAAAGAGAAATGAGAAATCCTCAGATTGTGATCAAAACAGATGGAATCATGAACACGAAAGTTCTGGTTGATGGAAAAGAATTGGAAGGAGTTGCAGGAATAAGATTTTCTCAGAGCTATAAAGAAAATGCAGGACTTCCAACTTTACAGATTGATCTAAAGGCGACAAATGTTACTTTAGATGCAAAAATGCTCCCTGCATTGCCAGAGCCATTCCACAATCAGTATCTTCCGATTGGAAAATTATTGGACGTAGTTCCGAAAGAAAAAATGATAGAGCTTTGCAGGGAGTGTGGAATAGAACTGGATTTAAATGCTCTTTAATTCATTGGGAGCAGAAGCAAGAATAGGACATCCGTTTTCACATGGAGAAATACAAGGTAATTCGCTGATACCTTTTTCCCAGGAATCCATATTAAAAATATAGGTAACTGCAAGCTGAATATTCTTGTTTTCTTTTGGACAAAAACCAGTTACATAATGAGCCTTTTGCATATACGTTTTCTCCTTTCTTAGACACTCGGGTACGTCACTACCCTGTAATACAAGAATAGGAGAACAACAAGGAAAAGTCAATAATTTAGATACCCAGAAAGAGGTGAAATAAGTGCTGATAATTATGACATCCGTAATTGTATCAGCAATTACTGCCAAAATAGTAGCCACCTACTATTTTAAGAAAGTAGATGGCTATGTAAAGGAAATGTGTGAAATGACAATTAAAAGTAATGAAAATACATTAGCTACTTTACACAGATTTCAAAAATCTTCTCGAGAGAAATGAGATGCCAGGAAAGAGGTGAGACAGATAGAAGAAAAGATATTAAAAATTTGTATGAAATTATTCTGGCCAGTACTAATCGCATGGATAATTTGCGCACTGGCCAAGATAATGATTGATTTCGGACTGATTACATAAGTCGCTCAGAAATTTCCTGTAATGGATATGAAATAGCATGATATTCCTTGTTTACTAAACGAGGTTTTACTAATTTTCCGTAATTATCAACGGCTATTTCAAAATGCTCTGAGTAATGTTTCCTACCAGAATGATAATGAATGTCAAAAATTGCAGCACCGCCCCTATATTCATAGAGCTTGAATGGTGCGAGAAATTTTTGACCGGGTGCTATTGAATTTCCAGAAAGACCATCAAAGATAGTCGAAATATCCGCAAGCGATTTTGGATGATTTTGTATAACATCATTATATGTAAGTGAATCAATAAAAGCGGAAGAGGCACCAAAATTTTTAACAACAAAATAGCCAGTTGGTTCCCCACATTGCATGTAATCAAAATAAACGCATACATAAGGTCTACTGGAATTTTCAATCATTTTATTATTCTGACGTAAAGTTATTACAACAGTAACAATGGAAATGGCAGCCAAAATAAAGGAAAGCACAGAGAGTACAATATTTACTTTTGTTGATAAATCCATAAAATTTTCTCCTTTCTACATTACTCAGGTACGTCACTACCCTGTAATACAAGAATAGGAGAAAGGAAGAAAAAAGTCAATAATTTAGATACCCAGAAAGAGAGGTGAGGCAAACAATGCCAAAAGTAAAATTAAACCGTGATGCTCCGCTCAATGAAGCGGCAAAGAGATTTTACCATTTTTTCAGAGCTGGGAAAAGTAAATCCCAGATCTGTAAATTGATGGGATACAGTGATGCGACAGACTGTAACAGACTCAAAGCCCCGGAGTTCTTTACCCTCCGGGAGCTGAGAATCCTCTACAAAGAAGCGCAGTTACCCGATGAAGAATTTATGAAGATGATCCGAGAGGAAAAATAAATGAAACAGTACATAATCATAGCCCTCTGCATCCTTGCAGGGAAGTACGTAGATATTCCGATCTGGTTAAACGTCCTCTTTGGGATATCAGCATACTGGGCGGTAAGCCAGATCAATAGAGAATGGGAGTAGAAATGACAGAAGAAGAGAGAAAGAGAGAAGTAGAACGGATTTCCAGAAAAACCCAGAAGTCCGTAAAAACTCCCTCAAACGAACAGAGAATCATCCGTATTGTTCGATTTAAAGCCGGAAACCTTGCAAGTTATATAGGCACTCTGGAAGAAGCAACCAGAAAAGCAAAAGAGATGGAATGCCTGTACGGTCCGATCGAACATATTGAATAAAAAAGAATCGGAGGAAAAGTAATGTTTAAACAGAAATTAAAAGAGATTTTAGAACTTACGCTCGAAGCGGCAGATAAAACAGAAACATATATAAGCTACCATTACGGAAATCAATCAGAATCATTGTCAGTATTTGTAGGTGAAGAAGTGTTTACTGTTTCAGACAATAAACATATGGAAGAAAGCATGGACGAAATCAGGGAAGCATTATTGAAACTGATCAAATAAAAAAGACTCATGTAATGCGAATACATGAGTCAGGGTGACTTTCTGCCACTTGGATAATAAACCTATAAGAAATATAACATCCAGGTGTCAGAAAGTCAAGATTTAAGCAGGAGAAAACCTGCTATATTTTTAACTCTTTTTCAGGGGCGGAAAGCCTCTTGGAAGCTCGATTAGGGGTATTAGACTTACGACAGGAGACACTTATATGAGGTGGGCATATATCAGAGAGGTATGGGAGTTTGACAGCACCATAGAGATAGAGGAGAAGCATACAGGAAGATATGGAGCAAAGGGACAGGTAAGAGAAGAAAAAAGAAAAGCCACTCCGGAAGAGATCGCAAAGCAGAATCAGTGGAGACGGCAAAGAGACGTCAGGAGACTGATCAAGTGGAACTTCTCCCCAGGCGATTACTGGATGACTCTTACCTACAAAAAAGGAGAACGTCCCACATGGGAACAGATGAAAAAAGATCTGGCAAAGCTGATCAGGAAATTGAGAGCAAAGTATAAAAAGAACGGGTGGGATCTGAAATACATCTACCGCCTGGCAATCGGAAAGAAAGGCGGCCCTCATGTACATCTTCTGATAAACCGTGAAACTAATGAAACCACCGGTACGGACAAGCTGCTTTCGGAGTTCTGGGAAAACGGACATGTATATTTCACTTCCCTTTACGATGCCGGCGGATATGTAAAACTTGCAGAGTACATCACGAAGCCCTTGGAAGAACATGAACCGGATGAAATTAAACGTTACAGCTGCTCCCGGAATCTGATTAGAAAGGAACCGGATAGAAAAAAAGTCAAACGCCGGAGTCTGATAGACAAACAGGGACAGATGATCTACCCAACTGCCCGAAAGGGATACTACATAGACTCTGAATCAGTAAAGATGGGAATCAATCCGCTCACCGGTTATGCGTACCGTCATTATACGCTCATAAAGATAGACAGGAGGATTTAAAGATGGGAGAACCCAGGATGGCAAGAGTAGATGTTTCCATTCTTGTCAGAGAAAAAGGTGCAAAAGTAAAGAAAGGTAAATACCTGTACATAATCGCCAGCAAGGATTTCCCTAAAGGCCCTGGGAATCCTATCAGCGGATCAGCGTATGTAGAAAACACAACAGTAAACCGAATGGCTCTGCAATGCCTGGTGGATGCCTTGCAGAGAATACATAGACCATCCATGGTCACAATCCACACAACCAGTGGGTACCTTCAGAACGGATACCGCAGCCTTCCGGAATGGAAAGAAAATGGATGGACCAGAAAAGACAAGAAGGAATTACGCAATGCAGACCTCTGGCAGCAGGCGGACAAGCTGTTAAGCAACCATGCAGTGCGATTCAAAATGCAAATATGAAAACGTGAGAGGAGAACATAATGTTTGAGAAGTTTGGAGAAATGGATTATGAGGAATTTATCCGTACGGCAGCAGCGGAGAGACAGGAAGGTGATCTGGAAGCCCTGATCACCCTGGCTGTAGAAAATGGTCTTGAAAAAGAGGACGCAGAAGATTACATGGATGGTATCGTGGATACCCTTGCAACCCCGTATATGGCAGCACTTGCGAAACTTGAAGGAGAAGCTAAAGAACTTGGAATAAGAGGACACCAGCTTGACCAGAAAGACACCATCCTGACATTGTTGGATAAAAACGAAGAACTGTGCCTTGCAGTCAGAAAAAAGGAAAAGACATTAACAGAATGTCTGGCGAGGATTCTCACCTTTTCGAGCGAGTGCGCAGTTCAGGTACCGGATGCGATCGTAAAACTGGCAGAGTTCCGCATGGACGGAAGGAAAGAAAAGATGAAAGGTCCAGTATATGAAGGCGGGGAAACAAAAGCGGATGTGCGCAGGATTGCAAAAGAATATTATCTGGAGGCGTAAGTATGCTTGGAGTAAAAGGATTTGATAAAGACCTGACCACTTCATACGGTTCAGGCGTGAAACTGGAAGCGGGAAAAACCTACAAAGAAGATGGGTGCAAAGTATACCGTAACGGATGGCATTTCGTAGAGTACGCACCGGACTGTCTGGGATATTTTCCGCTTGGCTCTGGAAACCGTTATTTCCTGGTCGAGGCAGCAGGAGACATAAACGAAGAACAGGATTTCCGATGCTGCTGTACAGAGATCACCTTGCTGAGAGAACTGGACCTGAAAGCTTTTGCCGGGATGTCTATGAGGTATATGATACAGAACCCTAAGATGGAATGGCAGAGGGAAGCCGGACACCTGCAGATAAAACCGGAAATTGCGCTGGCACAAAAAGATGAGATCGCGATTGCGAGAGGCAGACACCCGAAAGTCCGTCTGAAGACGGGAGCAGTCGGCGGGCTGATACAGGAAGATGAAGACAGGAATATCATATGCGCCAGGGTATTTTGGGCAGAAAAAGATGGGACATATTTTTTGGATTCCGGAGAGATACGGAGGAAAGAATAGTGAAACGCAGATTGATCGAAAAGACAGCGGTACCGGTACCGAAACACAAAAACAAAAAGATTGCAGGGAAAGTCCAGATAGAAAAAGAGTATCTGATATTGGATCTATTCCGGAAAAATACATATATCGGGCGGTATGTTCTGGATACAGAAACGGGAGAACATGCTTATGTATCAGAACTGGGACACTGGCATTCCTATAAGTTGCTGCGGATCATGGGATATGACCCCATGTACGAAAGTCTTTACAGCCCGAGGATATTAAGAGATTTCCAGTGGGATACGAAAGAAGATGAAGAACTTGCGAAAAAGGCTCTCCTGCCAGAATGCGCAAACAGAAATATCATGACAGCAATTCAGGATATGGAAGAAGACTATGATAAAGAAAAACGCGTCCGGGCATTAGATAACAAATACCGCAGGATAGATAAACTCATGGACGCGATCCCAGAAGAAGACGGGGCATTTAGAGACTGGGTCTATAAGATAGGCAGCAGGGAAAAGTATCTTTTCTGGGACAAGGAAAACAGAACATACGGATGCAGCAACTGCGGAGCCCAGGTACCGGAAAAAGCCCTGGACGGACCAAAACAGGGAGAGATAAGCAAATGCCCTGAATGCGGACAGAAGGCAGTTATAAAAAAGAGAACCCGTCACATCTGGATAAAAGCAAGGGTATGCAGACTGGAAAGGGTGACGCCGGAATATGGCGTAGCCAGACATTACAGGATAGAGATCGAACACCGCATAAGCGGACACGGGATCTATCTGGATGAAGGAGTCCGCATCCTTTTGTATAACAAAGGGCATGTGAAGCCAGGATACATGATTTTTTATAACCAGGATGGATTTGTTGAAGAGTGGTATACAGGACTGGTCAGAAGTAACTGGTACACGAGTAATCCGAGGAATAAACGTATAGATGAATGTTTCCTGTATCCGGAAGGGATCCCGGAAGCCTTAAAAGGGACCATGTATGAAAGTATGACCAATGCCTTTGTAGAAATGTCAAAGAAGGAAATGAAAGCAGATTACAATGCCGCAATGGCAGCAGGATGCCGTAATAAAGGACTTGGAATGATGATGGAATATCTGGCAAAAGGACGTTTTTACAGACTGCTTCAGGAAACGACAGGGCACTGTTGGGCATACAACGGTTCCTATAGCGGATACCTGCAGATAGATGGAAACAGCATAGAAGAAGTCATGGGACTGTCAGATAAACAGAAGATCAACCGTCTCAGGGAAGAAAACGGAGGCTGTTTGAAATTAGAGTGGCTGAGATACTCAGAGGCACACAACTGCAAGATATCCAAAAAGAGTATGGATTATCTGGAAGAATGCAGGATCAATACTGATAAGATAGAAACACTGCCGGGTGGGATTCCAGACAAAATGAGTATCGAACAGATTGTTAATTACGTAAGAAAGCAGACGGAACAGGGATATAAAACACCTAAAAGGGTGCTGGAACAGTGGGCAGACTATCTGAGCATGTGCCAGGCGCAGAATAAGAGCTTGATGAGGAATTGTTTTATAAACCAAAGAACTTAAAACAGAGACATGACGAACTGGTAACAGATGGTCAGAAACTCGATATCGTAAAAAGAATGAATACTGATCCGAAATTGAGGCAGCAGGAAGCTGAAAAGATGGAAGAAAAATTCTCGGGAGCTTCTGCGGTAATGAAAGAAGTAAAAGAAAAGTATGAATTTGCCGCAGACGGGTACCGGATGATCATGCCGGAAAGCCCGGTAGAGATCGTAAGGGAAGGATATGCCCTGCATCATTGTGCCGGAAGCTCCGAAAGGTACTTCAACCGGATCGAGAACAGGGAAACATTTATCGGATTCCTTAGAAGGGAGCAGGAACCGGATATCCCGTTCTATACCATCGAGTTTGAACCGGGAGGCACAATTCGGCAGAACCGCTCCTATTATGATGAAGAACCGAGAATCGAGGAGATAAGGGATTTTTTGAAGCTCTGGCAGAAAGAGATAAAAAAGAGACTTACAAAAGAAGACAGGGTGCATGCGGCAAAGAGTGCAGCCTTAAGGGAACAGAACATAAAAGAACTTCAGGAGAACAAAAACACATTCGTCCTGAAGAAACTGGAAGAAGATTTTATGGAGGCAGTATAAGTGGAGAATATAGTAAAAGACTATCAGGGATTTAAAAGAGATACAGACCTTGCTGTTGAGAAGATACGCACCGGAGCAATGACAATGCACAGGGTGCAGTAGAACTGGGATACCAGTTAAAGATTGCAAGGGATACGGGAGTCCTTCAGGAATCCGGATACAGCTCAATGGGAGAATTTGCCAGGGAAGAATATGGACTCCGCCCTGACCAGACAACAAGATACATACAGCTGAATGATAAATATTCAGAAAACGGCTATTCCAGAAGACTACAGGAAAAATACACCGGCATAGGAAAGACGATCCTGATGGAGATGCTGACGCTTCCAGATATCATAAGCGAGGAGATCACGGAAAGCTTTTCGAAAGAAGATGTAAGAACCTTAAATTCTGAGATAAAAGAAGAGAATATGATCACCGATCTGGAGGTGATGATGGAAGAGACCGACCAGAAACAGGAAGAACTTCCGTCAATCCTGGAAAAAACAGTCTACCAGCTGGGGAAAGACTATCCTGAAACGTATATAGAACTGTTTGAAGCCCTTGAGATCGATGACAGTCAGGGAGCAGCAGAGATCCTTGCCCCGAATGAAGAAAAGATATATTCCCTGCGTATTCCTGGAATAGGACGCATGCTTCTGTCATTGAAATTATCAGAACAGGAAATAAGACTGATCAATGTCAGGTCACAGGAAAAAGAGGATTTTATCTGGCAGCAGCTGGAGAGAGCATTAAGAAATCTCATGGATTTTACAAAAAATGCAAAAGAATCGTGGGAAAAACAGTATGGAGAAAAACTTCCGGAAAAAGAACATCTGGAAGATAAACCAGAGAAAAAACCTGCCAGGGTCCAGAAAGCAAAGAAACCAGAAAAGAAAAAGCCGGATCAAGTGGAAAAAGTGGACAACTCTGTGGATAAAAGTCAAGAAACAGCAGTTGAAGAAAAAGAAGAACTGCGCACAGAAAGTACATCGCCGGAACCCGATTCTCAGACACCAAAATCCGAATCAGAAAATATCGAAAAATGTCAAGAAACAGCACAGCTAGAGCCTGACACACAGATTCCTGGACAGGATAACATCCAGAATCATCCGGAATATATGCCAGAACCAGTAACCGAACAGGATGTTCGCCCGGAATCAGAAATTGCGCCGGCGCAATCAGAACAGCCGGTAGAAAGTCCGATAACCAGAAAAACCTACATGGATTCTTTAACAGCATATGGTACCGCCGATTATCTTGCAAAAGCAATGAGATCATTTGCAAACAAAACCTATAACATGCTTCTGGATCCTACTTTCTGGGAAAGATGGCTGAATGAAAAAGTAGACCATAACGGAAGACCGTGGGAAAACTAAGGGTGCTTTTAAAATTCACATAGATTCATTTCCTTCCTGCGTGAGCCTGTCAGATTGCAGGAAGGGGAAAGGAGACAAAGATGGAGAAAAACTATAAAACCTGTATCGATAATGATAACGGATTCTGTGACCAGAGAGAAATTCTCGTAGAGGACGAAGATCCTTGTGATAAATGCAGCGAATATGGTGGTGATTACTACAGAGACGAAAATGGGGAAATCATTTGTAGATGTCTTGAATGCCCTGATGGTCCGTACCAAGACCAGGAGAATGATACCAGAAAGGAGAACCATGAACCTCAGACAAAAAAAGAAGTTATTCAATAAAAAAGTCGGTTGGAATCCGCCAGATGGGATGCTCTACAGTGATAGATGGTACCATACTTTTATCAGAAAACCATGGGGAGGGCTGGCAGCCATGAAGAAACTGGAAGCTGTCAAAGCGGTAGAAACCTTTAACAGAAATATATCAAGGAGAAATAAATGGATAAGGTCGTCACATCGATACGAGAGATAAATTTAGAAGACATTAGATTTCCGATCATCGCAGTATTTGAACACCCGGAAGATTATCCGACGAAATCTGTAGGCAGAATATTTGAATTAACTAAACCAACAGATACCGTGATCGTAAAAGATACACTGGAAGAATTACAGAAAGATATTCAGACACACTGGATAGGGATATTCTTCCAGAGAACAGAATTTGATGTACCGTCAATGAAAGGATGCTGGGTATGAATCAGGAAGGACTATTATTTCCAAAAGGAATCATCAAAAAGAAACGAAAAAAACATCACAAAAGTATCATAGACAGAGACATAAAGGGCCAGTGCTTCATATGCGGCAAAACCGGCTACACAGAACGTCATCACATCTACGGAAGTGCAAACCGCAAATACTCCGAACAATATGGCTTAACCGTATATCTTTGCCCGGAATGCCACAGGACCTCAGAGACTGCCGTACATAGAAACAAGGAAGTCCGAACCACATTACAACGGATCGGCCAGAGGACATTCGAAAAAAAGTGCGGCAGCAGGGAAGAATTCGCAAAGATGTTCGGGGAAAACTATCTGGAGGAAGAATAAATGAACATAGGAAAAGCAACCGCAATCTTCAAAGATATCCATAACGAAGAATATATCTAAGGAGGCACACAAGATGAATGATGACAGAGCAAAGACCTGCAAACACAGTACCGGACAGATTGGCCAGCTCGCAGTATACGTCCTTACGACATGCCCGAACATGAATATGATCAAGGGAAGATTCGTAACAACCAGACAGAGATGTCGCAGCTGTAGATTTTACAAGGAGAAGAAATGAACCTATATGAGATTACAGACATGAAAACGGGAAAAGTGATAGATCCTGTAATAGCATTAAGAGAAGCATCAGAAAAGCTTAACTGTAAGTCGCACGTGATATTAAATGCCTATTATGGGGGGACACCTTGCAAACCGTAGATATAGAGTGATGATGGTAGATGAAACGATTAAAAGGAAAGACATAATCTGGACAGAATGGGACGTATGCAGAAAACAGTTGTTAAAATTATGCGGGAGGGATGAGTAATGGGAAGAAACGCTGAAGGTTATCCGGATCCAACAGCCAGTAAAGCAATCCGGGCAGCAGGACATATGCCAGAACAGATATATAAAGACTATTGTATCCTTCGGGCAATGGCATACCGTATGGGACTGGAGATAACCGGATTAAGAGACCAAAAGACAGGAAGGGAATACAGAAAATGAGAAAACGCTTAAGATACTGGTTATTCGAAGCCAGAGGAAAGAAATGCAGATTCTGCTGTTTATTCTGCCATTACTGGCACTTATGTCAAAATGATACATAAAAAGAAGGAGGCCGGGAACAATAATGCTCCCGGCTAAAAGTATGAAAAAGAAAAAAGTTTTGCAATTACTCTTTGCTCTGTATAGGTAATACTATACCCAGAAAATGTGAGTAATATGTGATGCGGATTTGAAGAATTTGTGAAAAGGGAGCGATACCGATGGAGACGACAGCAATTCAGGGAGAAAATGAGAAGAAGAAAGAATATTTAAAATCCTACCGGCGAGCAGTAAAGAGAGAACAGGACATCTTGGAGGAGATCCAGAGACTGAGATTGGATAAAATGTTTCCATCGGTAGTCTGCGATGGTATGCCACACGGCAGCAGTCATTCCGACCTGTCTGATTACATGGCTATCATGGATGAACAGATAGAACTTCTAAAAGAGGAACGACTGGAGAAAGCTAAATGTTACCAGAGAATTGAGAGACAGATTCGTCAGATGGAGAATGAGGACGAGCGGGAAGTGCTGAGGTTGAGATATATAAAAGGACTGAAATGGGAAGAAGTGGCTTTGAAAATGAATTACAGCTGGAAATGGGTACATAAAATTCATGGAAGAGCATTACAGAATTTTGAAATATAAAAGTGTCTATGGAAGTACACACTTTATCTGTGATATTATTACAATGAATTAAAAAAGATATGTTACAAAAGGTGCAAAACATAAATAGTGAACGCTTCGAATTTTATGAAGCGTTCACTATTTTTTGAGAAAGGACTGGAAAGACTATGAATAAAGTGCTAGAATATATCAAAATACATGTGAGAGGTAAGACTATGAAAAAGCCAAACAGCGGGCAGGTTATGAAGTTTCTTAATACCAAATGGAATGGTGCAGTATGTCCTATGTGTCATGGACGAGAATGGAATGTTGAAGATACTATATATGAATTGAGGGAGTTTAAAGACGGAAATTTGATAGTAACTAAAGACTGTCGAATTATTCCTGTTGTTCCAATTACGTGTACAAATTGTGGAAACACAGTGTTGCTTAATCCATTAGCAATTGGACTTATGGAAAAATAATTATGGGAAATAAGAAAAGTAATTTTATAAACAATGAGAACTCTTTTCAAACAGAACAAGAAAAAACTAATTTTGCTACAGATAATGATAAAAGAGGAAGGCCTTGGTACAAGCGAAATAAAAACAAACTATCATGTACAAAGACTAGTAACAGTCTCAGTGGGCATTTTGGTTGAGTTTCGGAGGAAGTATTGTAGGATTTAAAAGAGGAAGGCCTTGGTACAAGCGAAATAAAAACAAACTATCATGTACAAAGACTAGTAACAGTCTCAGTGGGCATTTTGGTTGAGTTTCGGAGGAAGTATTGTAG